GCGTTCTGGCTTAATGATCTGGGGTTCTGGTATGGCTCAAACTTAATGGCCAGTGGTTTTGAATAATCCCAGCTCTCCAATCGGTTCAACAAGAAAGGCAGTCGCTTTTCTACCTCGTCTTTGCTGTTGATTTTTACAAAATCGCCCTGAGTCACAACACCACCCTCAACCATTTATCGGATAATCTCATGCTAGAAGTTTCCAGCCTGTCAGAACCTCTAGTTCTCATCATGTAATCAGACGGCTTTTTCTGAGCATCTCCAACCCTGTACAAGTCTCGATCAGTAAAGAATGGCTTGCCGTATAACCTGCCCTTAATTGTTGCTTTACTTACACTAATAGCCTCTTGAAGTTGCTTATAGGTGTAATAATCACCGTATTCGAGCTTGCTATCATGGCAGCCGCAAACTGGGTTTATACAATTTTCGCAATCAGGATGCTTTTGGTACTGGATGAATCTTGGTCTGTTAGCTGCTGGCATGTTTTAGCTCCCCATCGTAATAGTAGCCGCGCTGGGCAAGATAATATTCTTTCATTTCCTGCTGCTGCTCTGGTGGTAGCCAGCTAATATCTGTAAGGCTTTCGTCTAGCGTTCTTGCTCTTAGGCTGTCTGCCTTCTTGTAGCTCTTAGCGATCGGACTGCTACCGCCTTGGTTCTGCGACCTAGATAGCCAGCTATTAACGAATCTCTTAATGCCTGTCTTGGTCTTGCGTTTGGTTGGGTTAGCGTCTAACCACGATTCCATCGCCTTCAGCTCTTGGTGTACATTTACTGCTGGGTAAGCTCTACCCCAAGCAATAACGTCAGCCTGTTCAGGCTCCCAGTTTTCCTTTGTATTAAGTAGCATCTATAACCCCCATTCTATATTCCGACACATGGCATTTTTCACCGTATCGGTTAGTAATAGGAACCATACGGCTAGTTATCTTGTAACCTTTCTTTTTTAGGTTACTAACCCTAGAGGCTAGTCTAAAAATACCTAATTTATCCAAAGCTTCAATTCCTGTAATAGTTGCATTTTCGGATAAGTAATCAAGTAACCTTTCTTCTTGTGTCATTTTGTCTCTCCTATGGACTCGGCAAGCCTCGCCAAGTATTTAATTAAAGGTTATTTTTGATTGCCTTATTTGCTTTAGGCAATCTAATTGTTAACCAGTTTGTTACATAAGATGTACATGTTTTCTTAATGTGTACAAAAAATGTAATTATTTAAAGACGATATAACCCTTTCTACTTAGCAAAGTAAAATTTTAAATCTGAGGGCTATGCGACTCAGTGACTAAAGTTTGTTCGTATTTAGAATCGGTTGCCTATCCTTGGCCTTCGTTATTCCCTAATCGGCAGTCAAACCAATCAGGGGGTGCTATTAGAGGGGTCACTCTCGATCATGGGTTATTAATTCCCAATCCACACACCCGAACAGTTTTAAGTTTAAATTATTTCCTAGCTAAACTACACCTAAAAGATGATCCTACTTAGAACCAAAAGTCATAAAGTCGCTGATGCTTATACCTAAAGCGGAGGTAAGCATCTGGATAGTGTGTAGTTTCATGTTTTTACTGGCTCTCCACCGAAGTAACTGCTGTGGTGAAGTGCCTGTCATTCTAGCAAGTTTTGCACTGTTAATACCTGTGTCTTTCTGGGCCAGCTTTAGACATTTGCCCGCGTCTATTAATTCCATCGTTTCAAATCCTGTGGTAGAGTAATTGAGCTGGTTCCCCCGACTAGCAAACCTCCTATGGTTTCCCCCTCGCGAGAGGGGGTTTTTAGTCTAGAACGGTACGTCATCATCTAACTCTTCAATGCTCAGACCACCCTGATTCACTGGGGCGCTTTGAACTTGCTTTGCTCCATCAGTAAAAAAGACCTTCACATTTCCAAGAATAGGCGTTTGTACCTGTGCTTCTCGCTCTTCCTTAGTGGTAGACTGGCTAATAAAGCCGTTGTTTTCGTACTGGTCTTGCTGCTCGGTATCCACAAACGTGGTTAGATCAAGATAAGTACCCTTTGCCCCTTTATACAGACGCGCCTTGTCAATCTTGGTAACGTCAATTCTTACAGATAATCCTACTTTCATTTCAACTTCTCCACTTGGTTTAGTATTACTTTAACGGCCTTGGTTACTTCCTCGGCCAGCTTTGCGATATATTCCTCATCGCGTTCAACCCGCACAAGAACATGCGGCATTTCTGGATGATAGGCGAAAAAGTCCCACCATTCTCTTTGGCTGATCCACATACAACCCTGAATCTGTTGCCAGTATTTCTTTACGCCTACTTGGTTGTCTCTTAAATAACTAACCATCGTTTGTGGCGCTGGGCATTTAATCTCTAATCCGCCTTTATCCGTAATTAATCCATCAGGCGAACACCCATACTCAAAGCCAGTATCTAAAATAAACCCAGTCTCGATAACATCATTTCCCGAAATAAACTCGTAGGCTTCACGGGCTTCTGGTTCCAACTCAGTTCCTCGCGCCATCCACTCAGTAACGTAAAACGGCTCAGATTGCCTTGTAAGGCGTTCGGCTATCAATTGATTGATGTACCCATCAGCAGAGCTAGAAGGCTTCCCAGTGGCTGTAATTAGCTTAGAAAACATGCTTGCAGAAGGCTTGCCCAGTCTTGCAGCAAGCCACTCTGGTGAACCCTGCTCATGGTCTAAGATGATCACTTCTTGGCCTCTAGTGCGGCAACAGCGCGATCAAAGTGCATCGCTAGAATCTGATCGACTGAGCGCACCTTCAGCCACTTGCAGAATTTCTCGCTGTCAGCACCAGTCTCGTCAAGTAATTTCTTGATAGCGATTATTTGTTCGTCAGAGATAATCTTCTTGTCATCACCACGCAGCATTGCAGATTCTGCATCATCATCTGCCGTAGGGATTCCCGCGATAGATTGTAAAGCGTACCGTCTTGCGTACGTTATTGCTGAACCTGATGCCTGTGGGTCTTTCTTAACCGTAGGCAGGGTGTAATCCATTTCCAACCACTGACCAGATATGTGCATCAGGCGGGTAGATACTCCAACGCCATTTTCATTACTAACTGGAAACTGGGTATAGCTTAATCCGTTATCAGAAAACGGTTGCTTGATTGCCTTAATTACCGCCGTTAGATCGGCATAGCTAGACTTAAAGAAAGGGTTGGCACTGTCCTTAACAGCACCGCCCATTTGACCCTGCGCGTTACATAGTGCGCTGGCTAACTCATTAATTGATTCGCTTGATTTCATTTATTGACCTCCTACGGTCTGTTCTTTTGCATACTGCTCACCATAACCTGCATAGTAAGCCTCTGATTGCCCGTCTAGGGCTTGATAACCTAGAACGCAGTCGTACTCACCGCGCTCCAGATCGTTTAGATCGTTGATTCCCATATTGCCTCCTACAGCAAATGCCCCGAAGGGGCGGTTATTTAAATTAATCTATGCTGACCGAGTGCATAACCCGCCGCCCTGATTTATTCCAAACAACTGTGCCTAGATTAGAGTTCCAATCCCAGCCAATCCGATGGCCGCAAGTAGTTATAATGTCGCCATCTTCTTTTCTATCAACAGTAAATACCATCGCTATGTCGTTAAATTTAGTGATTGTTAAGCCTTTTACGGTAATAGTCATTTTGTAACCCTTGTTTTATTGAATGTGGGATTATAATCGCACATCTAAACCCTAATGTAAACCTTTTAGTTTACTTTATTTAACAAAAGACAAAAAAAAGCCCTGCAATAAATTAATAAGCAGGGCTAAGAGGGAATAACAGACAATTAAAAAAAAGTTTACGCCACATGGCGCACCAAAAGTATAACTAATTTATCTGGCCGTTAATAGCTCCAAATGGCTGGATTAGGAAAACCATCCTCATCAGTGCAGGCATCAAGGTGGATAAATCTACCGCCACCCTTCTGCTGTATGCCTATTCTTTGGACACCATGCTTTTGTGCCACTCTAATGATCTCTAAGGCGTTCTCTCCATTAGCCAACACATCTACCGCCTTTCCAGTTGTATGCGCTCCTAGATGCTCTTTACGGGCTTCTATGGGGTGTTGGGGGCATCGGTAAGCAGATGATAGGGCAAAGCTAAATCCGCACTCTTCTCGGATGGCATTCAGGGTAGCAAGAAACCCTAGATCAAATTCTGTGGTATTGCAGCCGCACTTACAGGTCAGTTCTTTGGCCTTAAAGAAGCCACTTTCTTTCTTAGGTGATTTAGCCATGTTATTTGCCTTCTACTTGTTTGGTTTTCTCAAAGCTGCGAAGCCCGCCTAGACCCAATAGACCCATCAGAATAGGCATCATAGTGCCAGTATCAGCTTGCGGGATATCTACACCAAAGCCAGCGGCTAAGGGTGAAATTAGGAAGTTGACTGCAAAGCCAAGGACGCAGACCCAGCCTGTGGCAGGTCGCCAGTTTCGCTGGAATGCGCTGCCTTTTGCTTCTTCGGTGTTGAGCTTAATCTGAGCAAGGCTGATTTCCTGCGCGTGCTTCTCAGACATTGTTGCAATTTCGTGTGCAATCTTCTGCTTGGTGTCTGCATCTGGTATCCACTTATCAAGAAGACCTGTTACTGGCCCTATTAGCTGGTTAAGTAAGCTCATTAGACAAACTTCTCCACTAGGAATAATCCAATTATCAGCGGGTACATGCCCCACAGCATCATTTCACTTTTCTTAAACCTTAAAGAACCTTCATCAAGTCGTTTTTCTATGCTCTGGAACTTTTCATCTATCGAAATCATACGCACCGCGCATTCTCTTTCGTGAGCTTCAAGTTTTAAAAGTGCTTCAGATACCGTTGCCATTCGACATTCCAATAATTAAGTTGATGATAATGTACAAAGTGTACACTAATATTCCTAAAGCTCCGAGCTGAATGGTAGTCCAAAACAATGCTTTTCGTTTTCTTTGTTGCGCGTATATAGTTTTTTCGCGCTGGTCTTTAATTTTGCGCCTTAAAGCAACAAGCTCTGTGTAACCTGTCGGGCCATAGGTATACATCAACAATTCACGCAATTCTTTTTCTTGCTGCTTAATTTTTTTTTCTTTGGCGTATATCTCCATAGCTTCTTGCTCTACGGATTGCCTAGCTACTAGCCGCTTAAACAATGGCGGGTTTTCTGCCTGCTTCTTAGCTTCGTTAAAATCACTGCAAGCGCCATACCATGCACCAATATGACCAAGGGTATCTTCTACATCTCGGCCAGCAGCAACCATTGCTTTGACGGTGTTAAATGCTTTTGTAGCAACTGCTATAGCGGTTAGCGGGTCAATCATGGATAAGTACCTTATTCGGCTCTACATATTTGGGAACGCAATACGCCATAACTGGAGTATCGTATCTTTGTCTTGCCCCCTGAATAGTTAGCCTTTCAGCAAACCACTTACACCGATTAAGATCATGCCAATGACTGGTGGCCTTTACATCAACCGTTCCATTAATCAAAACGATTAACGCAAAGACCAGTTTCATTTACTCAGCTTCTTGCTCAAGGTCAGTTACTAACATGCCAATAAAAGCATCTTTGCCTACTGATAATTGATCAAGATTAAACTGAGTAGACCTAATCTTTCTATCTAAGTCATCGCAGTGGCTAACCATTGCTTGCTGTTTCTCGGTCATATCTTCAAAAATGTATTCTTTATCGTTGATCGTGATGGGAGTTGTTTTTTTCTCGCCCATGTTGAATCTCCTTTAGGTTGGTTGATTATATCTGGCGTAGGCTTTAACTGCACCATACTCCAATGTGTCTTTATGAAATACAAAACCCCAACACCAGACTACATCACACTCAGTGTGTGTGTTGTCAAAGAGAGGGTAATCTAGCCCCTGAGCTGCACAGAAATCCTTGATACGCCTTGGTGTTCCAAAGGCATAGGCATCTATCCAGTCAGCCACAGTCCCGTCTTGGGCGTGTGTGATTGCGTAGAACGTCTTGTATGCCCTATCTTCCTTGGGCAATGCTGGCTTGCTTCCGTCATAGTCTATGATGACCGCCTTTAGCAGAACCTCTTTACTCACAAGGTCAAACTTCAGGCCATACCAATGCTTTAGGTTACTAGCTAGATAGCTCGTGTTGAAGTTAAGCAGTAATGACTCGCTTGGGAAAACTCCAAAATCGTAGAAGCTAATACTACTGTTCTGATAAGGCTTCCTATATCCATCATACTTACCAACAAAGTTAAACTCTGATCGTTCATAGTTAACGTAACTAGGAAACTCTTGCTTTAACTCTTCAAGTATCAACGCACCTTCTTCAGTTTCCAAAGTGTAGTCTTGTCTTACTACATCTTGATTAACGTACACATCATCGTGACACTGCTGTAACTCATAGTTTGACAATGCCCCTGATACCAAAGCAGAGTCTAGTTTGTCTTGTATCTCCCCTTCATCAGTTTCTAAAGGTATCTCAAAGTACGCACCATTCTTGGAATAGCAGATGTAACTATCATCACCGTCATTTCTTGTTGTATACACTCTGCTCATGTAAACACCACCGATTTAGTTGCGCCAACGGTTGTGCCAAAAAGATTCGCGCTAGTCCACTTCCATGTTGTAATACCTGATGATTGAGAAAAGCTAGCCGAAGACCTACTAAGAGCCGACCCAGCTATAGTCATAGTTGTCCACCCAGAGTTAGGGACTATCGCTGAAAGTTGTAGATATATTTCAGGCACGAGGTTGTTCCATCTAATATCTTTTATGGTGGTGTTTCCAGTAAGACTTAGCGTTCCGTCACTGATTGACCCAAACCCACCACCAAAGGTTAAGCTAAAGCCGTAGTTATCGGTTGGGACATAAGCTGTACCATCGAAATATCTTCCTACAGTTACAGTCTGTGTGTCAGTACCGACTGCTCCATAAAACTGGTTCATGCTAATTGTGTTGCCACTGCCAGACACACGGAAGGCTGCATACTCCCCCATAGTTATAGGGTTAGAGCCTCCAAACTCAGTTTGTAAGTTAGCAAACGATAGAGCGCCTGAAGTTGGTAGGGCCATTAACTAATTACACCGCAGGCTATTTTCTGCTCTACGCCCATAGCAACCTCATCAACACGGACTAAGGTAGCCGCTGCATCGTATGCGCCGTCAGCATCAAAGCACACATTGACTGAACGCTCATGGACGCAATCGGTATCGTCACAAGTAAAGCGTACCTGTACATCTCTGCAATCAGTTTCAGTAGAAACAGTCTCACCTTCGTTATCAGGGTCAGGCATTTCAGTGGTGCGAGTGCCTGTGTATTCTTCTAGTAATTCGTAAGTTACTGACATTATTTATTCTCCAACTGGGTTTTGAGGTCATCGACCTCGGCTTTAAGTTCTTTTATTGCTTCGATCATAAGTGCAACCATGTTTCCGTAAGCAACCGCTTTGTTTCCATCTTTGCCGCTGACTACTTCTGGAAGTATCTTTTCAACTTCTTGAGCAACAACACCAGCTTGTCTTAATACATCTGGAGCTTCTGGGTCTTCTAAGTCTTTTACATAGTCAGTTCTTTCGTAGGTATAACCGTTAATCGAACAAACTTTTTCGAGGGCATCTGGTATTTTTACAAGGTTCGTTTTAACTGCGATGTCTGAATACGCAGTTACGTTGCCAGATGTCCATATACCAGACCCAATCGCCGCCGTAAGGGTTCCATTAGTTCTGTGTTGAAGCTGATGAGAAAGACCAGAAATCGCCTGATTAGTGCCAGTGCCTACGTTTGTGTGGGTGTAAGTAAGACCATACATATTGCCGTATGACGTACCAGAATCGTTTGTTTTATAGGCTGTTCCCATAGACCATACATGCTGGTAACGGGTAGCTGAATAGAGACCAAAGACACCTCTGCCGTAATTGTTAGCGACTAAGGCTAACTGGGTACCCATTGTAAGAGTGCCAGTGAACGTATCCGCAGCATTAGAACGTAAAAACGAAGAACCCTGCTGCCCATCCAAAAGATCAGCATCTAACCCAGAGCCTGAGCCATCGTTAACTTGAGTCCACGCTTGTGCCCAAGAAGTCCATGAGCCACTATATCTGTGCCTAACAGCAAACCTTGCGGTAGACCCGTTGTATGTTGTTGCGTGTTGAGCAACATTACCTCCGACACTAGACCACCAATGGTTTTGAATGTGAGAAAATAGGCTGCCAAACGCTGCGTTGGCAGAGTTAGTTAAGAAATATGCATCAGTCCTAGAGTTAGGGTCGCTGCTAGACGCGCCAGATGCTACGTTAAATGTGCTTGACGCAAAGCTAGTTGCATGCAAACCATCCAAAAGATCAGCGTC